ACGCCGGAAGAGAACTGGCTGGCAGAATGCTGGACGGCGAACGGTGGCATGACGACGCTCCAGAAGATGGCGCTCAATGGTGGTGTCTGCGGCCACGCGTTTGCCAAGTTGGTGCCGACCTCTGGCCGGCCGTATCCGCGCATCATCGTGCTCGACCCGGCGAATGTGGCCGTCGGCTACGATCCCGGCGATATCGATGAGGTGTTGTGGTACCGCATCCAGTATGCTGGCCTCGACGCGCAGGGCGAGATGGTGACCTATCGGCAGCTCATCGAGCGTGATGGCGGCACGTGGCAGATCACGGATCAGATGTCGCGCGGCGGCAGCGGGTGGCGGACGGCGCGTACGGAGCGCTGGCCCTACGCCTGGCCGCCGGTGGTGGATTGCCAGAACTTGCCGTTGCCGAACGAATATTACGGATTGAGTGACCTCCCCGAAGATATGCTCAGGCTGAACCACTCGATCAACTTTGTGCTGTCGAACCTGGCGCGGATCATCCGCTTTCACGCACACCCGAAGACGTGGGGCAAGGGCTTTTCAGCTGATACGCTGCAGATTGCTATTGATGAGACGATTGTGCTGCCCAACGAGCACTCGGAATTGCACAACCTCGAGATGGTGAGTGATCTGTCGTCGAGCATCGCCCTTTTCGAGCGCCTAAGAGAAGCCCTCCACGAGGTGACGCGGGTGCCGGAGGTGGCGACAGGAAAGCTCGAGAACGTTGGCGCCCTCTCGGGCGTCGCGCTGCAGATCCTCTATCAGCCGCTGATTGAGAAAACGGAGACGAAGCGCCGCACATACGGGGCGCTGTTGGTGGAGCTGAACCGGCGACTGTTGGCACTCGGCGGCTACGGTGAGGAGCATCGCGGCGTGATCCACTGGCCGGAGATGCTGCCCGGCGATCCGCTAGTCGAGCGGCAGACGGCGCTGATCGACCAACAGCTGGGGGCATCCAGCGACACGCTGCTGCAGCAGCTCGGATATGACCCGGATATGGAGCGGGAGAAGCGGGCGGTGGAGCAGCAACAGCTCGGCGATGAGATGTTGAGCGCCTTTGACCGCGACGATGGCGGTGAAGAGTGAGTAGCCCCCCACTGACGGGTTCCTTTCGGGGGCAGATTCACACCATCGTGGTGCGCCATCGTCGCGAGCTGCTAAAGATGGAGCGGGCCGGCGCGAGCGAGATGGTGCGCGTCTACGGCGAGATGTGGCAGCGGCTAAAGGCCGAGATCGAGCGGCTGGTGGAACGCTACATGGAGGCGTCGGCAATCAATGCGGAGATTGGCGTCTCCTGGGTATTCGAGTTCAACAGGCTGCAGAACCTTCAGAGGCAGGTGGAGGAGGAGTTGCGCCACTTTGCCGCCTTCGCCGAATCTCGGATCGTTGCGGGGCAGTGGGAGGCCGTCGATGCGGCGGGGCAACATCTGGCCGAAATCCTGATGACCTCTACTGGTCTCGGCGTCCACGTGCGCTGGGATCGACTGCCGGTAGAGGCGGTCTCAGATCTGGTGGGCCTTACGCGCAGCGGCTCACCGTTGCGGGCGCTGTTAGACGAGCTGGGGCCAGAGGCCTCAAAAGCTGTCCGTGATGGCCTCATCCAGGGCCTCGCCCTCGGACATAACCCCCGCAAGGTGGCGCGCGCGATACGGGGCGAAATGGGCGGCAACTTGGTGCGGGCGCTAAAGATCAGTCGCACCGAGATGTTGCGATCGTATCGAGAGGCGACGCGGCGCAACTATGAAGCCAACAGCGACATCATCGTCGGCTGGCGCTGGCTGGCGGCGAAGCAGCCCCGTACCTGCGCTATGTGCCTGGCGATGGACGGGTCGTTTCATACGCTGAAGGAACACCTGGACGATCATCCAAATGGCCGCTGCGCCATGGTGCCCGTGCTGAAGGGCGATGAAAAGAAGGCCCCATCTTGGGAGACAGGTTCTGATTGGTTGGCGCGGCAATCCATCGAGACGCAACGCCGAATACTGGGCAACGCCGGGGCCGCGGCCTACAGAGCTGGCGCGGTCAAGCTCACCGACTATGTGGGTCAGAAATACAGTGACGAATGGGGCAGCACGCGGTATGCGAAGAGCTTACGGAATATTGTCGGGGTGGAGGAGGCGAAGAAATGGCGGGAGGTGGCTGAGCGAGTCAATGAGCAACCCGAGGGCTGAGGTTTCGCGCCTTTCGCAGCATCCGCAGAGTAGGATGAGGGCGATTGACCGTTCTGCGCGTACCTGACAGCTAGACTGGTAGTAGAAGGACACCTGACGCGACGCCGGCGGTGAACAGGCGGGGAGGAACGATGAAGCGACAGTTGGATAGGACGATGTGGGCGCCAGGCGATCAGGGTGAAGGCGGGGCAACAGGCACCCCACCCGCGGGGGGCTCTGATGGCAGCGGCGAGCGCACGTTCACACAGGCGCAGCTCGACGCGATTGTGGGCGAGCGGGCAACGCGGGCCAAGGGCGCGGCGATCAGCGAACTGCTGGGCGAGTTGGGCTTTGAGAAAGCCGACGACCTAAAGGCGCTGGTGCAGAGCGCACGAGAGCAGGCGGACAAGCAGAAAAGCGAGGCGCAAAAGCTGCAGGAGAAGCTGGCCGATTACCAGAAACGCGAGCAGCAGTGGGCGCTGGAGAAACGCGACACTATGCTACAAATCGCAGTGCAGGCCGCGAGCGCCAAGCTCGGTATCGTCGACGCTGAGGTGGCGCTGGCGCTGATACGGGATACCATCGAGTTTGACAACGATGGGAAGCCCCAGGGCGTCGAGGCGGCACTGAGCAAGCTGCTCGCCGACAAGCCGTACCTCAAAGCAGGCACCAGTACTAGCCCGACGAATCCACCGCGACAGGGCGCGACGCTGACGAAGGCGGATATCGAAAAGATGACGCCGGAGCAGATCAACGAGAATTGGGAAGCGGTGCAGGCGGCGCTGGCGAAATAGCGCCAGGCCGGTGAGTTGAAGCGGCTGAGGCCGCGAGGAGCAGAAACATGGCGATCAACGGGTTTATTCCAACGGTATGGAGCGCGCGGCTGTTGCAGAGCCTGAACAAGGCGTTGGTGTATGCGCAGCCCAGCGTGGTGAACCGTGACTATGAAGGCGAGATTCGTGAGCAGGGCGACACGGTCAAGATCAACAGCCTGGGGCCGGTGACGGTTTCTCCGTACACGAAGAACAGCAACATCAGCGAGCCCGAGACGTTGAACGACGCCGATCAAATCCTGACGATTGATCGGGCGGACTATTTCAACTTTCAGATTGACGATGTGGATCGGGCGCAACAGCGGCCCAAGGTCATGGAACAGGCCATGCGCAACGCTGCTTATGCGCTGGCGGACGACACGGACCAGTATCTGGCGGGCATCATGTGGGCCGCAGTGCCGGCAGCCAGCACGCAGGGCGCGGTTGGCTCTGGCCTGGACGTGGGGTTCGGCTCGGGCGAGACCAACCCCTATGTGGCGCTGCTGAACGCGGGCACCGATCTGGACGAGCACAATGTGCCGCGTGAGGGCCGCTGGGCCATCGTGCCGCCCTGGTTCCACGCGTTCCTGCTGATGGATAGCCGGTTCGTGGCGACTGGCGCAGAGGCCGCCGACGGGCGCGCGGTGAACGGGATGATCGGCCGGGCGGCCGGGTTCGATATTTATCTCTCGAACAACGTCCCGTACGCCGCTGGCCCGGTGGAGTACAAGGTTTTGTGCGGCACCAACTATGCCACGGCCTATGCTGAGCAGATCAGTAAGGTCGAGGCGTACCGGCCCGAGCGGCGCTTTGCGGACGCGGTGAAGGGGCTGCACCTGTATGGTGGCAAGGTGGTGTATCCTGAGGCGCTGGCGTTGATCATCGCTGATGTGGGCACTGCCGCCTAGGCCATGGCCTGAGTGACAAGGGCGGGGACAAGCCCCGCCCTTACTAGAAAGGAGCAACCGCCATGGCGAATCCCGCCAAATTGACGGTGATTGAGCTGGGGATCAATGGCGATGAGACGCTGGGCACGGCGGACGTGATTGACACGGATGGCACGGTGCCGGTGAAAGCGGCAGACACGAACGGCCAGCCCGGGCGCGTGCTGTTGGATGTGCTGAGTAAGTCGAGCCCGCAGACGGTGACGATCAAAGCCAGCACGGCGCCGCAGGCGGTGCGGCACAGCCTGGGCGACCTGGTGATCTCGGTGGACGCGACGCAGGCTGAGCTAGAGACCGAGCTGGGGGGCAATGACAACGACCTGGTGTTCACGGCGGTCAATGGCGGCACGGGGGGCAACAGCATCACTGTGGCGTATGTTGATCCTAGTGGCAGTGACCAGGAGCTGGGCGTGGTGGTGACCGACAGCGACATCGTGGTCAACCTGGCGACCGGGCCAGCAGGCGCGATTACCAGCACGGCGAATGACATTCTGGCGGCTATCGAGGACAGTGACGACGCGAGCGCGCTGGTGACTGTGGCGCTGGCAGACGACAACGATGGAAGCGGCGTGGTGACGGCGATGGCCGAGACCGCACTGAGCGGCGGCGCATCGGTGCGCGCCCTGCTAGGCCCGTTCGAGAGCGCGCGGTTTGAGCAAGAAGACGGCGACATGGACATCGAGTTTGGCATTGTAGCGGGGCAGGGGTTTGAGGTGTACGCGTACCTGCTGCCGAAAGGAGTCTAAACATGGCGAATCCAGCCAAATTGACGGTGACTGATTTGACACTGGACGCGGCGACGGCTCGGCCGGCGGTGGACACGATTGACACCAACGGCACGGTGCCGATTGCCGCGGCTGACCTGGCAGGGGCCAGCGGGCGGCTGGTGATCGAGGTGGTGGAGCCGAACACACGAGCGCTGACGGTGACCGTGTTGGCCGGTGACAACCCGCCCGCGGTGCGCGCTGGCGTGGGCAACTTGAGCGTGGCCATCGCCAAGGACAGCGGCAAAATGATCGGCCCATTGGAGGCCGCGCGGTTCATGCAGGACGACGGCACCATCCAGCTGACGTTCACCGGCACAGGCGGCGCGGCCGCCGCGCAGGTGCGGACGTATCTGCTGCCGAAGGCGTAGGCGCGATGACCGCACGAGCCAGCATGAGCGCGCTGATCGCCAGCCTCAGGCGACTGATCAATGACGCCAGCGGTGAGAGCGCCGTATGGACGGACGAAGAGCTACAGGAGTGGCTTGACGCGCACCGTGATGAGGTCATCGAAGAGCCGTTGGCCTATGCCTGGCAGACGGTGGCCGGCGAGAGCGTGGTGCTGGCGTATGTGGCCAGTTGCGGCAACTGGGAGAGTGACGCGGCGCTGACGGATGCCAATGGCGACACGCTGACCGCCGACCGCGAGAATCTGGTGGTTGGGCAGTGGACGTTCGACGAGCACCAACAGCCACCCGTATACCTGACAGGGCGGAGCTATGACGTGTACGCCGCGGCAGCCGATGCGCTGGAGGCCAGGGCGGCGCAGTTCGCCCTGGCCTACGATTTCACAGCAGATGGTGCGAGCTATCACCGCAGCCAGCAGGCGCAAGCACTGCTGGCGCTCGCCAAACAGTACCGGCGACGCTCGCGGCCGAGAGTGGCTCGCATGGTGCGCGACGATGTGAGCGCACAAGGATGATGACGATGAAAGAACTTAGCTGGAAAGGCGTCATTGGTGCGCTTGTGGCCATCGGCGCCCGCATATGGGGAGCATGGGATCAGCTTATGGCTGCGCTGGTGATCCTGATGGTTCTCGACGTGGTGACGGGTTTTTTGCGAGCCTTCATCCAACAGGAGCTCTCAAGCAAGGAGAGCTTCTACGGGATCATCAAGAAGGTGCTCATTTTCTGCATGTTGGCAGTGGCCGTGCAGGTCGACGCGCTCACCGGTCTGGAC